CGTCGTAACGGTCGAAGAGATAAACCGCATCAGGAACTCGGCGAACGAGAGCCTGAGAGACGTAGAAGAGCTGCCTGCGCCTATAGACTACGAGATAGAAGAAGGCGACAATGGCAACGGCAACGGCAACGGACGAGACGATACCGCTCATCGGCACTAGAGTCTTTTGGCGGAACTACTATTCGAACGCGAAGTACATCATCAATCGCGGCGGAGCGCGCAGCAGTAAAAGCTACTCGATACTGCAGCTCCTTGTATTCAAGTTCCGGACAGAGCGCAATAAGAAGTTCCTGATTACGCGAAAGACCTTTCCGGCGCTGCGTATGACCGCGTATCAGGACTTTATAAAGCTGCTGCAGGCATACGGCCTTTATCCGTACTGTCAGCACAACAAGACGGAACATACGGTGCAGTTCGGAACGAACGTCGCTTACTTCGTTTCGATTGACGACCCGCAGAAAGTTAAATCGACCGAGTTCAATTACATCTTTCTCGAAGAAGCGAACGAATTTACGAGAACGGACTTCACCGTACTCAAGCTCAGGCTCTCGGCTCCGTGCGGCAAAGGCGAGCGGAACCGCATGTATATTGCGTTCAATCCGACTGATGAATATCACTTCATCAATCAGGAAGTGGTTCCGCTGTCGAACGCTGAAGAGATTGTCTCGACGTACAGAGATAATCCGACGCTCGACGCAGACTACGTCAGAGAGATAGAAGAGCTGCAGAGTCTCGACGAGTCGGCATGGTCAATCTACGGACTCGGACAGTACGCCGCTATTACCGACCTGATATACTCACCGTTCAAGGAGAACGGTCAGTATCCGGAGCGGTGCGACGAAGTCATCTACGGCCTTGACTTCGGATATAACAACGAAACGGCACTCATCGAAGTGCGAGCGAAGGACGAAGAATACTTCCTGCGCGAGCTGCTGTACGAACGGAAGCTCACGAACGAAGACCTGATAGAACGGCTGAAGGACATCATACCGAAGAAGCACAGAGACCGCGAGATATACGCTGATACATCTGAGCCTGCTCGAATAGAAGAAATATGTCGCTCGGGTTTTTACTGCCTGCCTGCGGAGAAGAGCGTCAAGGACGGCATTGATTTTTGCAAGCGGCTGCGCCTGTACACGAACGCAGCGAACGTCAATCTGAACAAGGAAAGAACGTCCTATAAATGGAAGCGCGACAGGAAGCACGACATCATTCTCGACGAGCCGATAAAGTTCCGAGACCATGCGCTTGATGCGATGCGGTACGCGCTTTATACTCACTTCGGAATGCGCGACCATGCCGGAGTAGTGCTGCTATAAAAGGAGAATACATGCGGTTCAAGATAAACTCGAAGCTGCTCAGGTTCGAGTTTTCTGCTTTTGAGAATCGAGCACAAGAAGCGGACGACTCGAACACAAAAGGTCAGTCATGGTCAAATATATGGCTCCGCAGTCTTGAGCAAGGCCTGTTCGGTAACAAGCTGACCGACCCTTACTCTCAATACCCGTGGATGTACGTCGCGGTCAACGCAATCGCAATGCCGATTTCGCAGGTGCCGTTCAACGTGATGAAAGGCGACGCACTCGTCGAGACCGGAGAGATATTCGACCTGTTCTCAAGGCCGAATCCGTACATGAGCAGAGCCGAGCTGTGGCAGTCGCTCCTGACTCACCTTGAGATTGAAGGAAACGCCTACCTGCTCCTGACATGGCAGAAGCGGTCTCGCGTACCGTCCGAAATGTGGGTCTTCGGCTGCGACAAGATAGAGCCGCAGACGAACTCAGACGGACAGCTCGTCGCATGGAAAATGTCCGGCAATACGACGACCTACTTCAAGCCTGAAGAAGTGATTCACTTCCGGAAGTTCAATCCGAAGAACGCGATACTCGGCCTGTCGCCTGTAACGGTCGCTCGCCTGACAATGGAGACCGACTTCTCGGCGCTGAAGTACAACAAGGCCGTCATCGACAACGACGCCGAGCCGTCCGGAGTGCTGCTCTCGGAGAAGAAGCTGACCGACGTGCAGATAAAGCAGATACAGAAGCAGTTCGAGACGCGGCACAAAGGCGCGGAGAACGCTCGCAAGACCGCTGTGCTTGAAGGCCTGAAGTATCAGCGCGTCTCTCTCTCGCCGAAGGATATGGAGTTTTTAGAGCAGCGGCGCTACAGCAGAGAAGAGATACTCGCGATATGGCGCATACCGAAAGGCATTGTCGGAGTGACCGACGACCTGAACTACGCAACGCTGTTCGGACAGAAGCGCATTTTTTGGAACGACACGCTGCTGCCGGACGTGAACATTATCGAGAGCGGCCTTGAAGCGCAGTTCTTCAGACGGTACGCTCCTGACCATAAAGGCAAGTTCGACCGCAAGAGCGTTCCGGAGCTGCAGGAAGACTACTCACAGAAGGTCGCAAGCGCGGAGATACTCGCGCGCATCGGCTATCCGATAAACATGATAAACGAGCGGCTCGACTTAGGCTTCAAGGACGTCGATTGGGGCAATATATGGTTCGCTCCGATGGGCTTGACGCCGATAGATTCAGCCGAGACCGCGCTTCCGCCTGAGCCTGAGCCGCAGCCTGCGCTGCCTGCAGGAGACGACGACGAGCCGACAGCGGTCGAAGACGACACCGAAGAAGAAGAGCCGGACGTTGCAGAAGAAATGTTTTTGAAGTCGCCGACGGTGGCGCGCGCCGTCCGGTTCTACGGCGAAATGGAAAGGAACCTGCAGACGTGGAACGAGTTCGTAGACATCGTGACGCCGATTGAGACGCGCTTCGCATCGAAGCTCAGGAGATACTTCTTCGAACAGCGGAACATCATACTCGAAGCGCTGCTCAAGAACGAGAAGGCGCTGCACAAGAGCACGATGGACGTCATCAATTTCAGGTGGGATTTAGAGCGCAAGAAGCTCGAACAGATGTCCGAAGAAGTGTATATACAGGCGCTCGACCACGGCATCAAGTTCGGCGCGTCGTTCTTAGGACAGGTCAACTTCGACGTCAGGAATCCGCTCGCTCAGGAAGCAATCCTGAGAAGGTGCAACCGCATCAAGACGCTCGTCTGCGACACGACGAGAAACAACCTGCGCCGCTCGCTTGAGCAAGGCGTCGTTTCCGGAGAGAACATAATGCAGCTCTCGGAGCGAGTGAAAGGCATCTTCGGCTCGGAGTTCCTGCGTTACAGAGCGCTTCGAATTGCGCGGACTGAAGTCGTCGCTTCGGTCAACGAAGGAGAGATGCTCGCGATGCAGGCCGAAGGCGTCGAGAAGAAGAAGTGGGTCACGGCAGGAGACGAGCACGTTCGCAAGACGCATCAGGCAGAAGGAGCAGGCGAGCCGATACCTATCGACGCGACCTTTCCGTACACGCGCTTGCTACATCCCGGCGACGAGAACGGCGCGGCAGGAGAAGTCATCAACTGTCGATGCTGCATGATACCGATTCAAGGCGCTCGGACGTACAAGCCGAAGAAGCCTTTGACGCAGATGACTCCGGCAAAGGCCGGAGAGTGGATTGACAAAGGTTCGATTGCGGAGATAGAAGCGCAGGCGCAAATGTTTATGCCGGACAAAGTCTTTGACCTTGTAGGCATGGCTCCTGAACTTGCAAACGCGAGCATCCGCGAGTTTATAAGGCTCTGCGACGAATATCCTGAAGTCGGAAAAGGCTTCAAATACATAGGAACCTACAAGACAGAGTCGAAGTGTCTTCAGGCATCGGTGAAGCACAAAAGAGAAATAGGCGGCGTTGCTCATTGCAACGGCTATGTAATGGGGTTCGACGCTGATGAATATTATAAGGACGCTAACTATTTCAAGAAAGTGATGACTCGCGGCGTCGATACAGGGTTTTATGTAAAGGGCGGCAATACACCCGAAGCAATCGTCAGGCACGAGTTCGGTCATGCAATTCACAACTACCTTTTAGACATGGAGCTGAAGGCGTTCTCGCCGATTGTGAATAATTCCGGCTTCGGTCTTATTTCAAACATGACGAGAGAGTTCATTCAAGAATCGTGGAAGAATCAGGCGCTCATCAAGCATAGTGCTGACTCGTCTCTTTTTTCTTTCAGCACTTCGCGCGGCGCTGCGTTTGCGTGGCATGATGGACAAGAAGCGTTTGCTAATGCGTTCGAACTGACCGAAAACGGATACGCAGATAAATACTCGACAATTTTCAAGCGCTTTATGGATTATGTCTTTCCCAAAAAAGGCTCCGCCAATCTCTTCGACCGACATGCGGCAGACGTGAGCAAACGATGGAAGTTTCTCGACGAGCTTGACAAGGATAGTGCCGCTGCGATAAAGTTTAAGCGGCTTTATTATTCATATCTTGAAAACGTGCTGACGCCGCTATCCGAACCTTTAAGCTCTAAACTCAAGGCTCCTATCGTGCCGTGATGAAGGAGAAAGCATGACGACGTTCAAGGTTCCGCTGTGTTATGATTGCCTGCATTATCACTACAAGCAAAACAAAAGCAAAGACATCAAAGAAAGAACGTGCGACGCGTTCAAGAAAGGAATCCCTGTCGAAATAATGTTCTCAGAGCATGACCATCACAAGCCGTTCAAAGGAGACGGCGGCATAGTGTACGAAGAGAACCCTAATTGGCGAGAAGAGTTTCTGCAGTAGCGACAATCAGACATTCCGGAGTGAAGGAGCCGACGCGCGAAAGCGTGCTCGGCTTTTTTATTTCCGGAGAAGGAGAACGGACATGAGCACAAAGCAGCTATTGAACTTCAACGTAGACATCAAGGCGCAGGAGCCGGAGCAGCGCATCATATCCTTTCGCGGTTCGACCGGAGACGTTGACAGGCAGAACGAAGTCGTCGAGCCGAAAGGGTGGCAGCTCGATAACTACGCAAAGAACCCTGTCTTTCTGTGGGGGCATGACTATTCAGCGCCGCCTATCGGCAAAGCGGTCAGAGTGAAGAAGTCAAAGGACGGCCTTGACTTCGATATTAAATTCGCAACGAACGAAGAGTATCCTTTCGCCGACACAATCTATCGCTTGTACAAAGGCGGCTTCATCAAGTCGGTATCGGTCGGCTTCATTCCGGTCGAGTGGAAGGACGGCGACCCTGCGCGCAAGGAGCCGAGCCGGACAATCCTGAAGCAGGAGCTGCTCGAACTGTCCGCCGTGTCCGTGCCTGCTAATCCGCACGCTCTGATGAACGCGTTCAAAGGCGGAGTGATAACCGACGCCGAGCTGAAGGACTTCGAGTACGAAGCGGCGAAAGAAGAGCGCTACGCTCAGGAAACCGTGAAGGAGCTTGCCGATGAAGAAAAAGAGACAAAGGACGCAGGTTCAGAAATCGAAAACAAGGAAGGAGCGCCGGAAGCAGAGACAGAAGTTCATCAGGACGCTCCTGCTGCTGCAGGAACAGGAAAGGACGCTTGTATAATCATCGACGAGACCGAGCCGGAAGCGCAGCAGAAGGCAGAGCAGACGAACGCTCCGACGCACAAAGACACGGTCATGAAGGCGCCGGAGCAGGCCGAGTACGACCGACAGAAGGCGTTCAACAGGCTCGTCACATGGTCAGGAATAACCGAAGACAAGCTGCCTGACCTGACTGACAAAGGTTTCTCCGAGCAGGAGAAGGACATGCAGGACTGTCTCAGGAAGCTCGGAACAGGCTTCGCTCACGTTACCGAGAGCAAGATGCGCTACCTGCATCACGACGTCGAAGACGGAGCGCTCGTCACGAACATCAAAGGCGTTGCGCTCGCGATGAAGGAGCTGCTGCAGGACGTCTACAACGGAAAGATATACCTGAAGGACGGCGAGCCTGTTCACAGGCACCTTGCCGAGCATTATGCAGATTTCAAACGGATTGCGCCGAGCTTTAACCTGTTCAAGCTCGAAGCGATAAAGGAGCTGTTCTCGACGGACACGAGAGCGCTGCGCGAAACGTCCTACGTTCCTGAAGAAGCAGACGAGAACGTAGACGTAAACGACGCAGACGTGCTCGTTGCTATCATGAACGGTCTCGAAACAGACGGCGACATCGACGAAGACGCCGTCGCCTTACTTGAAAAAGTGGTTCATTCGAACAAGGAGAAATAAAATGACACCGGAAGAAAGATTAAAATCGCTCCTGAAAGAGATTTCAGGCGAGCTGAAGCAGGAAGTGAAAGAGCAGCTCGAAGAGCGTGATGCAAAGCTGCAGGAGAAGTTCGGCAATATCGAAGAGCACATCAAGTCGCTCGGCCTGCCGACCGCGAGCAATCCGGCTCCTGTAGACATCACGCTGCCGACCGCAGAAGGCAAGGAAATCAAGAAACGGATATACTCAGGCTACTCGCTCGACCTTCAAGGCAAAGAGCTGTCCGAAATGCTTGAGCAGCCGAACCTTGCTCCGTACCTGAAGCATCAGTCGCAGATTAAAGATGTCGCATTCAGAGACAGGTTCTCGAAGTTCGTCATCGACGTGATACAGGCGAAGTTCGGCAATCCGCAGGCCATGCAGAATCTGTGGCAGGCGTCGCAGGCTGTCAAGGCTCTGAACGAAACAACGCCGGGAGACGGCGGCTATCTCGTTCCTGACGAATACACGGCAGAAATCCTTGCGTTCGCGCGGCTCAATTCCGTTGCGATGCAAGAATGCCGTATATGGCCTATGACGTCCGACGTCAAACGCATTCCGGCAGAAAGCGCAAACGTCGCCGTGACATGGAACACGGAAAGCACAGCGGCGTCCGCTACTACGCCGACAATCACGGAAGTCGTGCTCACCGCGAAGAAGCTCGACGCGTACACGTCAGTTTCGAACGAACTGATTCAGGACAGCATGGTAGACATCGTGTCATGGCTGACGTCTCAGTTCTCCGAAGCAATCGGTCAGGCTATCGACGCCGCCGTATTCTCCGGAACCGGAACTCCGGTCAGCGGTCTGTGTCAAGGCTCTCCGTCCTGCACGAACTCCGTCGTGATGGGAACCGGACTCACGAACTTCAGCTCAATCACAGGCTCTCACCTGTCGGAGATGATTTCGAAGCTCGCGGAGAACAGGAGCGCAGGAGCGAAATTCTACATGAACAAGCTCATCGTTCATTACCTGCGTACCTTTGCGGATACTGCAACGCGCTATCAATGGGGAACCATGTCAACGGCTGACCCGAACACGGTATGGGGTTATCCGTACAGGAGCGTCGAAGTCATGCCTTCGGCGACTGCGGTCTCGCGAGCCTTCGTCATCTACGGCAACCTGCGGTACTTCTGCATAGGCCGCAGGCTGCAAAGCATGACGCTCGAAGTCGACCCGTACGGCAGGTTCCTTGAGTCGGATACTCGATTCAAGATAGTGAACCGCTTCGGCTTTGCATCAGGATTGCCTGCCGCCTTTGTGCGGCTAGTGACTGCCGCGTCGTAAGCGAAGGACGACGTTCAGGCAGATAAAACCGGAGAGAGAGATTCTGCAGGTTTCCTTCGTCTCTTTCCTTTCCCTGCAGGTCTCTCTCTCACTTTTAAAAAAAGGAAACCGACAATGCGAAATTATTTTCAGTTCTGTCCGACGTTCAGATGTAATTTGAATTGCAGCTATTGTCCGCGCGACGTGAAGCTCGCGCCGGACGGCAAGAGCTACAAGGTCACATTCGAAGACAGGAAGTCGTTCACGATAGAAGAAGAGCTGCCGTGGGCGTACCTGCTGCACCTGCTGAACAGGTTCAGGCCGTATCATATGGAGCTGACAGGCGGCGAGCCGATGCTGTGGAGCGGCTTCAACGACTTTCTCGCGCACCTGCCGCGAGACAGCTCATGGGCAATCACGACGAACACGCTCCTGACTGACGTCGTCAAGGCGTACGGCGCAAGCACTCCGCCTATGGCGTGGTCGTCATCATATCATTTTCACAGCGACGACATCTTTGCGGATAACATAAATCATCTTAGGA